GAATTGGAAAAGCTATGTCCGAAGGCGACGTATTGATTGGTGGCAATACCCAACCCGTTACTAAGTCCGTTGCTCAACGTATATTTTCGTAGGGTAGCGATTAATAATTTTTTAACTAAAAAGGGATAGTAAAATGTCACTAAGCACTAACAACCCGTCCTTATTGGACATACTAAAACTGACCGACCCTGACGGGAAAGGCGCAGCGGTAGTAGAGATACTAAACGAATACAACACTATTGTGGCCGACGCAGTGACTACCGTCGCCAACGGAGATCACTACCACCGTTCCAGTGTTCGCACCGGTCTCCCTAACTCTACTTGGAGAGCTATGTACCAGTTCGTACAACCCTCTAAGTCTACTTACGCACAAATTCAGGATAACATAGGTAATCTTGAAGCGTATTCTGAGCCAGACAAAGACCTTATAGACCTTGCCCCCGGCGGCAAAGAGCACGCGCTTCTTATGGAATCCCGTGGTCACTTAGAGAGTATGGCGCAAAATCTAGCCAACACCATGATATATGGTAGTGAGCAGATTGAACCTAATAGCTTCACCGGCCTTGCACCACGCTATTCTTCTTTGTCAGCAGAGAACGCAGATAACATTCTTGCAGGCGGCGGGGCGGGTACGGATAACGCTTCTATATGGTTCGTTAAGTGGGCGGAAACAACCTGCCACCTAATCGTCCCTAAAGGTAACGCTACTGACGCGATAATGGTAAACTTTAAAGGTCAAGATACTTTAACAGGCACCGGAGGGTCTCGTGAGATTTACCGTACACACTTTAAAGTAAACCTAGGTTTACATTTACGCGATTGGAGAGGCGTAGGTCGTATCTGTAATATAGATAAGTCTGACCTAAATGCTACAGCTACAGGCAGTTCAGCTAATCTACCACGTTTGATGCGCCAACTACTTAGCCGTATAGATAATCCGTATAGCGGCGGCAGGGGTGTTTGGTACATGTCAAGAGACATGAAAGACATTCTTGAAGCTCAAATAGAGAATCGTGTGGCAAATAGCACACTTACCACAGAAAACGTAGGCGGAGTTCCAACTACAATGTTTGCGGGATTCCCTATACACCGTTTAGATTGCCTGTCTGCTGACGAAGCACTGGTATCTTAATAGTAAATATTTAATAAAAGGATAATAAAATGTTAAGAGATTTACTTACAACTTTTGCCGAAGCGCAAGCAACCGGCAATACTACCACGGGTCGTAAAGTCGGCGAGGCCTATGATCTAGGCGCAGCCGGTATCAACATCGGCGTAGGCGAGCCGGTATACCTAAACGTAGTTGTAGACACAGGCATAACCGCTGGCAGTGCTGGTGTTTTCGCAGTAGTTTTAACGCAGGCAGCTAACGTGGCTTTAGATTCAGGCGCGGAAAACATCCTAACAAGTACAAATTTTGTTACAGGCACCACAAGCGGTACAGGCGCTTTAAAACCTGGTACGGTTTTATTATCAACTCCGCTGCCGTCTAACATAAATTACAAACGTTATTTAGGTATTCGTGAAGTTGTTACAACTCAAAACACTACCGCAGGCACGATAACCGCTTTCTTATCTATGTCTCCGTTAGACGCTAACAAAGCTTACCCACAAGGTAGCGTTGCTTGATTAATAATATAAGGAAGGTGGATTATGTTAAAAGTTAAATTACAAAACAATTGGTTTGCTGCTCCCTTTGGGGAGCCGCATCGCCTATACCGTAACCGTGATGGCGCAGCGGAGATAACTCATGAGTTCCCCGAGGAATACTATAGTATACTTCCGTCGACTGCTACCGTTATAGAAAGCCAAGACGCCCGTAAGGTCGGAATGGTGGGTGAAACTAGAAAAACCATAAACACAAAGACAGACGAAAACAAATTAAGCGCCATAGAAAAGGCTAGAGAATCTTTGAAGAAAGCCGACGAAATAAAAGCTGACGCCAACGATAAAGACGATTCTGCCCCTAAGACGTTAAAAGATCTTAAAAACTTTAAATAAACAACAAAACATTAGAGGGTGGAGGTATGCCTACAGGTAGTATAGCAGGTGCGGGTTCTTTTTCTACATTAGTGGAAACAGGCGTGCAACAGGAAAATATAACTTATTCCGTGGCTTCACCCTTCGATGGCACAATAGTGCTAGAGAAAGCCGTTTCCCGCAACCCATTAGGGGCGTGGGAACCGGTTGCTGCCGCTAGGCCAAATGTTACTTTTAGCGGTAGTGTGTTAAGCACAGGAAAAAATATCTTTCGCATACGCACTAAACCTATAACATCAAATTATGTCTCTAATGGAGAGTTTGCTGACACCACCGGCTGGACAGCGGGAGCTGGCTGGGCGATAGCCGACGGGGCGGCCACAAGAACGGCAAGCGCATCTACACCTAACTTAGACCAGACAGTAGCTACACCTTTAATAGCCGGTGCTAGTTACCGAGTTACGTTTGACATGACACGTTCCGCAGGAAGCTTGACAGTTTCTATCGGCGGCGGCACAGCCAGCGCGGCCCTGACAACAGCAGACGCCACGGTGTCTGTCGACATTGTAGCAGGTTCAACACAAGTATTAAGATTTATTGCTAACGCTACTTTCGCCGGTACTGTTACAAACGTGCAGGCAGTGCCTTTAGTAACGTACAGTTTAGAAGGCAAAGACGCCACAGTATTTCAAGAAAAAAACAGCGATCAAAAAATACTTAGCACAGCTAAACAAGATACCAGAATCTTTGAAGGTGACGTAGAAGCCAAAGGTTTAATAAAGCAAAACGCAGCTTTAACACTGGTCGACGTCACTGCCGCCACCTTGGTAGTGACAACCCCCGCACACGCAGGTAGAACTGTTAAGTTGAATCGTGCCGCAGGGCAAGAGGTAACCCTACCAGAGGCTACAGGCAGTGGAGATAGTTACACATTTTTTGTGGACACTACCATAACATCTAACACTACTACGATAAAGTGCGCCTTAGCTGACGACGTAATGTCAGGTCTAGCTTTCGGGCGAGGAGATGCAGCAAATATCTTTTTGACAGCAGCAGATACAGATACCGTGACTTTCAACGGGAGCACCACAGGGGGTATACTTGGCACAAGTGTGTTTGTAAAAGACGTAGGCCTAAACCAGTGGTGGGTACAAGTAGGGTGTAATGCTTCTGGTACTTTTGCGACACCGTTCAGTTCAACCGTAAGCTAAACATAGAGGATATATAATGTCCGATTCGGGCGCGATACAAATAGCCAAACTTGCCTTGTCGCATCTTGGAGCTAATATTCAAATAACAGCTTTTGACGAAGATTTAGCAGAAGCCCGGCAAGCATCGCTTTGGTATGACCCCGCGCGCAGGCAGGTACTCTCGGGATATGACTGGACTTTTGCCCGAAAAATTAACGCCCTTGCTTTACACCCCGAAGCGCCTACTGATAATTGGGATTTTAGGTATAGTTACCCTTCCGATTGCTTAAAAGCACGTCGGATAGAAACACCGCAAAGATTGACAAACAAAAACCCAGTGCCTTTTGAAGTAGCTATGAACAGCAACGGTACGCAAAGAACCATATTAACTAGCAAAGAACAGGCTATTCTACGTTATACCTTTGATAACTCTAACACCGATACTTTTTCCGAATATTTTAAAATAACTACGTCTTATTTATTAGCTAGTTATATGGCGTCGGGTTTGCAGACTAAGAGAGAATTAAAGACAGAAATGTTAAACATATATCTTGCGATGTTGCGTATGGCAGAAATGCACGATGCTAACGAAGGTATAGCGATACCGGAGCAGGAAGCATCTTGGATAGAGGGAAGGTAGACTATGCCAGAAATAACACAACCTTCTTTTTCTAAAGGCGAAATAGCACCAGAGCTGTACGGGAGGATAGATCAAGAAGACTATTACACAGGGTTGCGAAAAGCGCGTAATGTAAGCGTAAGCCAATACGGGGGGGTGTATAACCGGGGTGGTACACACTTTATAGCACCCGTAAAAGACTTTACTAAACCACCTAGGCTTATAGCGTTCCAGTTTAAAACAATAGACACGCACCAGATAGAATTAGGGGATAGGTATATCCGTTTCTTACGCAACGAAGGCCACATAACAGAGACAGCAAAGAATATAACAGCGGCCACGCAAGCTGACCCAACAGTTTTAACTATTGCTACACATGGGTATTCTTCCAACGACGAGGTAGCGTTAGAAAACATAGGGGGCATGATTCAGCTTAACGGGCGTAGATTTAAAATAACGGTATTAGATGCCGATACTTTTTCACTACAAGACGTTTACACCGGTGGAGACGTAGATAGCACTACCTACGGGGCGTATACCTCCGGCGGTACCGCAGCCAAGATCTATGAGATAGCATCCCCGTATTTACAGGCCGATCTATTTAATATAAAGATAAGCCAAACAGCAGATGTTATGACGTTAGCGCACCCTAGCTATCCTACTAAGGACTTAACGCGATTAGCACTAGCCAACTGGACATTGACAACGACAGCGTTTGTACCTACCCACTCAGCGCCGACTACATTGGCCGCCAGTGCAGGAACACATGGAAGTACTGTTGTTAAATACACAGTTACGGCTATCGAACAAGATACCAAAGAAGAGAGTTCAACAGCCCTAACTACAAATGCTTCACAGACTATAACCGCCGCTACACAGGCTAACCCGGTAGTATTAACCTTATCTGCTGACGCCGATTTGGCCACAGGTGATGAAATCCTTATAGAGAATATTGTAGGGATGACGGAGCTAAACGGCAGGCGTTTTAAGGTCATACGTTTAACAACAACCACGGTGTCGTTACAAAGAGAAGATGGTACCGATTACGGAGCTTACGTTTCAGGAGGAACATTTAAGAGGGCTTTCGTACGGCTGAGTAATTCTAGCACCACCTTTGATAACACAATAACTTTCACAGCGGTACCAAACACTATCCGTTACGCTGTTTACCGTAATACAAACGGGGCTTTTGCTTTTATAGGGGAAACAGAAAACACCTCTTTTAAAGACTCTAATTTGCAAGCTAATGCACAAATATCTACACCATTCCCTTTTAACCCTTTTAGGGACGAAGACGACTACCCAGGGGCGGTGGGTTTCCACCAACAAAGGAGGGTACTTGGAGGCTCTAATAACAAACCCGATACAAAATTTTACTCTAGGTTAGGCGCATTTAGGAATTTTAGTGTGACTTCTCCTGTTAGAAGCGAAGATTCCTTTAGTACTACATTACCTTCTTTAGAGGTAAACGAGATAAGACATTTCGTATCTCTTAACGATTTGTTGGTTTTTACTACCGGTGCCGAATGGCGTGTAACTTCGCAAGGGGGTTTTTCGCTAACTGGTATAGAGCAGCGGCCTCAGACTACTTGGGGAAGCGCACAACTTCCTCCTCACGTTGTTGGCTCTACAGCTATATTCTATACAGGTACAGCGGTAAGGAGCTTGCAATTTGCTTTTAATACCGCTGGTTACGAATCTGGCGAATTGTCGCTATGGTCCCCCCATTTACTATCTGGTAAAAAACTTACAGATTGGACCTATTTGAGACAGAATGTTGACCCGATAATCGCTTCTGTAAGGGACGACGGTAGCGCAATACTACTTACACTCAACGAGGCGCAGCAAGTAATAGGGTGGACGACATGGGACACGGAAGGCGAGTATTACAGCGTGGCAGCATCAAGAGCAAATGTTGCTGATACTTTGGAATCTTTATTCTTTGTCGTTAAACGCTCCGTTGGCGGCAGAACAGTATACTATATCGAGCGTTCAGATAACAGGACATTTGAAGATATACGCGACGCTTTTTTTGTAGATAGCGGGCTATCACTTGATGACCCCTACACCATAGCAAGTATTACTAACGCCAACCCAGCGGTGCTTACGATAACCGGCCATCCCTTCGCGGATGGTGACGAAGTAGATATTCACGATGCTAGGTGGGAAACTACTATAGATGCTAAGGGTAACGTGATAAACCCTAACCACCTTAATAATTTCCGCTATGTTGTTGACGATGCTACCACAAACACGATCACTTTGCGATTAGAAGGAGAATATGTTGACAGCACAAACTTTGCAGCGTATTTAGGGGGCGGGCAAGTACGCAAAGCGGTGGATACTGTAAGCGGTTTACGACATTTAGCAGGTAAAGATGTGGTGGCGTTGGGTGACGGTAACGTAATTCGCGACCTCGTGGTGTCTTCCGAAGGTACTGTTACCTTTGGCCGTAAATTTAGCAGGATACATACAGGGTTATCGTATATATCTGATGTAGAAACTTTAGATTTAGAGACGCAACAAAGAACGATACAAGGTAAAAATAAAAAAGTATCCGGTGTTGCGCTGCGGTTTAAAGATTCACGGGGGTTACTGATAGGTCCTAACCCTAATCGTTTAGTTGAATGGGCGCAAAGAAAGTTTGAAAAGTGGGGAGAACCAACAAGTCTATTTACAGGCGTGGAACGTATAACAATATTATCAGAATGGAACAGCAACGGTAGAGTGTTCTTAAGACAAATTGACCCGTTGCCTTTTTATCTATTAGGTGCTACACTAGATTTCGAGGTAGAATAATATGGCTAATCTTTTAAATGCAGCAGTTAGGGTGGCTAGCGTGTTACAAGGAGTAACACGCAGCGTTGCCATAAGACAAGAAACACAGGCGCAGCAGAACTTAGCGGTGCACCAAGCTAACATACTGCGTACCAACGCGCTTTTTATGGACAGAGCAGCGGAAGACGCTATGGTCAGAGGTAACATATCTGCGAGGGAAGCAGAAGTGGCTACCGCCGATACCATAAGCCAACAGCGTGTTGGTTTAGCGGAGAGGGGAATTGTTGTAGACCAAGATAGCGCGGCAGACCTTGTAGCGGATACCGCCGGGGTTGGGGCTTTAGATGCTTTTACGATACTGGCAAACGCCGAGCGTGAAGTAGAGGAGATACGTTTCCGAGCTTCACAAGAGCGTGAAGAAGCCGACCTGGCTTTAGCCACAGGACAGGCTAAGACACGAGCTGGCAGGACAAATCAACTTACTAATTTTTTAGCAACCGCAGGAACGGTAGCAGAAAGATGGAATATGTTCAAAAAACCAAAGGACGCGTAGATGGCTATAATACCACAGGTACCCTCGAGGCGGGTTGAACCTCAAAGAGTAGGAACACCAACCAGACGCAGCACCGCTACCGCAGATACCTTCGGGGCAGCGCAAGCGCGCGCTACAACAGGGGCAAGTCAGTTTATAGGCCAAGTAGCGGAAAACGCTGAAAGACGTTTACGAGAATACCACACTACGCAGTTCCTTACCAATCTATCTAATTTTGAATTACAAGCTACTGCGGGTATGCAGGAGTTGGCCAATACAGTACCAGCAGATGGAGGTTTCCCTAGAGCGGCGTTAGAGATGTTCAATAAACAGGCTCAAGGTTTTATGGAAAATGTGCCTAACTTTTTACAATTAAGGGCACACGAAAAAGTTCTAGGAATGCGCCAAAATATCGCTAAGGCAGCAGTAAAAATGCAAGAAACGGCTATGCTAGAACAGACTAAACAAGATTTTTCTGTTGTGCTGAACAACACCGCCAACAACATGCGTTTTGGTAACACCACTCGCGAAGAAGCATTACAGTTCGGGGCAGAATTTATATCAGGGCTCCCAGAACACATGAAGGAAGGAGCTAGGAATGATGTAACGGCTATCGTAGAACAGTCTACATTATTGCGTTTATCAGACACAAACCCGGAGGGTACGTTAGCGGAGATACAGTCAGGCCGGTTTAACAACTTAAATCCTGATTTCGTGAACAGGGTTTACGATAGCGCAGTAAAGCAAATCGATGCTGCGCGTAACGAAAGAACAAGGTTGGAGGAAAGAGCTTTTTCTTTAGCACCTACCGATCCTGTAAGGGCTGTTGATACTTGGCTGGCGGGCAACGGCCTAGCACCCTCGGCGCAGAACCGGGAGGCAGCAATACAAAGTTTAGGTTTAAACCCTAATACTATGCCTGTGCTACCCAAGCAAACCGCAGAGCAATATAATTTTAGATTAACACAGGCGGGAAACGTCAACGCAATCGAAAACATATTGGCGGAGGCGTATCTGCAACACGGAGACCAAGGCGTTAAAGATATAGCCACACTCGGCGGCAGTAGCCCTTACGTTTCTGATTTTGTAGAGCGGTACAGGCAAGCACGCGAAACGGGAAGAGCAGCGGTGAACGAAGACAATCAGATACTCGTAGACGCCCAGATGGCCTTAATAGCTGATCCGGAAGCGGGTAAGAAAGCTTTAGATTTTTTAAATACTAGAGATCCACAATACCGGGGGGAAATAACTAAAAAGATAAATACACTAACAGAAGAAGATGCCGAAGTGGCTTTTAGGTCAGGCATAGCGTCGGGAGGCAGCATAGCAGAAAGCGTGGAAGATGTTAAAAATGTACTGGCGGTGATGGTGCAGCAAGAAGTACTACGCGGCCAGAGCCTCAGCAACGCGGTAACAGCCGCCGGGGGTAATTATAAATCTGCCAAGACATACGTTACTGTAACCGATAATTTTAATGCTTATACTGTACCCAACAATCACAAGAATACTTTAAGCGAACGCAAAATGAGGGAAATAAAAAACAATTTGATAGGGTTGGAACCTGAACTATATATGTCCAACATACTACCAAGCATAACTGCTACCGACGGGACCACAAGAGTTAATCCTCAAATAGCTGAGCTTGAAAGGAAAGCAATGCTTAAGCAATCCGGATGGGTCATGGGGCCTAATAAGACCTATAGGTTGAGCTTAGCAGGAGGCGCCGGTTTTGTCAGTAGAGGTGTTCCTATAAAAGCACCAGACGGTCAGACACGCATTGTGCCGCAGCCCATAGAGTTGACATTAACAGAGTTATTAGAACTGGCGACAGAGCCAGCAGACGAGGGGCAGACCGTACCTACGGGGCGAGGTTTATTTTTTAATTAAGGCACCGTGATGTTTTTAGACAGGTTACTAGAAGGCGAAGTAATAAACAACGATTACTACCGTAGGGGCAATCTCGCGCCATTAATACGGGGTTACGACTCGCGTACCTTCTTTCAAGCAGGTAAACAGGACGCACTCACCGGTGCGGGCTCCAGCCAAGCCGACGCGGCAGTAGTGCTAAAAGAATCCCAGATGGGTGAAGAAGACAGAAGCATGTTGTCCTACTTAGGCACTTGGCTTATAGGCGGAGAGGCGAGAGAAGCTATAGAAGCGGAACCTGTAGTACCCATATCAGAGGAAGATTGGCGCAACAGTAACTTTTTCAGGGAAGACATAACGTACGAAGAAGGTATGACGTATTCTGTGGCCTCAATGTTGGCAGACAGAAGGGATATAATTAACAGCCAAGAATTTGTCATGCAACAAGCTGACGCGTGGGATAAGGGTTCCGCAATACTAGGAGGTATTGTGGGTGCAGCTATGGACGTTAAAAGCTGGTACTATTCTTTAGTAGCAGCAGGCGCGGTTGTTGGCGCGGTAGGTGCAGCAGGAGCTACCGCGGCGGTAGCATCTTCGGGGATAGGGGCAAGAGCGTTACTAACAGGTGCAGGAGCACGCACCGCCGTCCCTGCGGCTTCGAAGGGGGCAACTGCGGCTATTTCCGCCTCACAAGCCACTTTAGGTAGACAGGCCACCGCCGTAGCGGCAGAGGGCGTAGCCGCAGGTTTACTAACTGCTGGTGGCGCAGCAGGTAGTAGTGGTACCGCAGCAGTGTTGGGTGAAGAATATTCATATCAACAGTTAGCAGCAGACATAGCCGCTGGGGTGTTACTGTCCGGAGCAATACATGTGGGTCAATTTAAGATAAATCAATACTGGAATAAATATAAAACAGCGCAAGAAGACATACAAGTTAGCGAGATATTGGCCACACAAGATTTTAACGGAGAACCCCTCGATGTATTACCAGTTGTTAAAGCGCAGTTGGCGCAAAAAGCTATACCTCTAACTACACTACCACCTACCGCAGCGCGCTCCCCTGATGTAGTAAAAGTTGGTAAATTTTTTGAAGCTTCTTATGAAGGAGAAGATGGGCTATTAGCAGCTGTAAAAGGTAAAGGTAAGACCAAGGAAGAAGCCGTTGCGTCTTTGGAAGAGATATACAACTCGGCAAATACTAAGGAACTTTACGGGATAGCAACACTTAAAGAGTTTGAAGAACTTCTAGGATACAGACCTACAAAAGAATGGTTCGACACTGTTAGGGATTACGGTAATTCCTTACAACAGCTTAACGCCTTTAGTATTAGCGAAAATACAGTTGCACGCCTCGCAACAAGCGAACCTTCCTTAGCGGCGAGACTAAGTGAAATTGAAAAAGAAACAATGCAAACACGACTCGCCAAGGCAGACGCCAACACCCGTTTATCGGAGGCGGATTCTCCCTCAACCGCTTCCTTGGTAAGAGATGAAATAGATAAGCTAAATAAAAAAGAAGCCAAGCTACAGAACCGTGGTAATGAAATTAGAGAAACACCGGCGTACCGTAACGCGCAAAGGGATAGTAATACCGTAGCAGATGTTCTAAGAGAATTTAATAGGGCTGCGTATAATAAATTAATAGGCATACAATCAAAGGCAATAAAACCCGATTTACAGGCTTGGGTAAAAAGACAAACTGTAGATACGTTAGACAAACCCGAAGCAGTTGCGCCCGTGGGTCTTGAGCCGCGGAAGGTAACGGGCGAGGATGTGGATAAAACCATAAACACGGCGGCGGCAGATAATAGAAATGAAATACAACGGGTGTTAGAAGACGAAAACGCTCCCGCTGGGCGCAAAGAATATATAAGGGAACAATTAGCAGAGTTGGAAGAGACTACTAATTTTATGAACGCTGTTAATGATTTTGTAAACTGCTTAGGGGGTAGCCGTGGCTAACGATTTAATAATAAAATGTGTGTCTCAAGCTAAGATAAATCTGTCAGACCCTATAACTTTTGACACGGCGATAGACGAAATAATGGCTGCTGCGACAAAAGAAACATTACAAAGGCCTGACGATTTTAACAATGTATTTATAAATCTTATGCAGGAACTAAGGGAAGATATGGCAGGCGACGTTATCGCTGGGGAGGCGCAAATAGCATCGTCGCTGCGTGCCAGAGAATCCTACGAACAATCCATAAACATGTTTATAGGGCAGGGTAAACGCCCGCTGTTAGCTTTGACGGAGGCCACAAGGACTAAAGCAGACGCAGTAGGGTTAGCCCAAAGACAAGCGTTAGACAGGTTCCACACGGACATACAAGCACTCAACAAGAAGACAGGGAAGAACATGTTAAAGTGGTTAGATTCCCCCGAGAATGAGGTAGCAATAATGACCGAGATAGGGGAACTTAATAAAACAGTAGGAGCGAACACCGGAGTATCCGGAAGTAAAGAGGCTGTTGCTATAGCAGAAATTTTTCAGCGGCGCTATGTCGACCCCGCGAGAAGTAAGCTAGCGGAGAACGGGCAAAGGATAGAATCTGTAGAAGGGTATATGGCAAAGGTAAGCGCAAACCCTGACACAATGCTAGCCGCTACCAAAGAGAAATTCATAGCAGACTTAAAAGGTCGCGTAAACAAAGCCAAAGTATTCCCTAAGAAACAATACGCCAATGATTCAGATGTTGAAGCGTTCTTGTCTAACTATTTCGACGGACGCACCGGGGGTGATTTGAGCGATATACCGCTTAGCCGAGTTGATTTAAAACGCCAGAGAGTGGCACCTGTAGGTAAAAGATTAGATAGAAAACGTACATTATATCTGAATACCGCAGAGGATTACGTTTGGTTCATGCGAAACTACGGCAACAATACTGTAGCCAGTACGTTAGTAGAAACAGTATCAAACGTGTATAGAACTTTGTCTTTAGTAGAACAGTTTGGGGCTACACCGCGCAACACGCTAGCCCATGCCGAACAAATAGCAAAAGCACAGGCAACAGAAACAGAAAGGGCGGCGATAGACACACCCGGTTTTTGGAATAGTTTAGGGGGGCGTACACCCGAACAGATATTAGAAACGGTAGATGGTTCAGCCGACTACGGCGGTAGTTTATCCGCAAAGCGTGTGACAAATATCGTAAATATGGGTACGAGAGCTGCACTTTTAGGGGGCACGTTATTGTCTGCCGCGGGGGACTTATCTACAGCTTTTTCCGCAGCCTCCCGTGTAGGAGCATCCGGGACAGCAAACATAGTAAGACTTATATCCGCTGCCGTCGGGGGCATACCGGAAGTGACTGCAAGGCAAACCTATGGTATTGTCGATTCTGCAAACGCCTACTATATAGGACAACTATTCAACCAACGTATCGTTAATGCGGGGGGAGTGGGGGTTACAAGCAACGCTACCGCAGGGGCGGTAAACCTTACCATGAAATTAGGACTTGTAAACTGGTGGACAAGAGTAGGTAAAGGCGCATCTGCCACAACATACTTACGTTTGAGTGGTGAAAATATATCGCAAAATTGGGATGAATTAGATTTCTCTTACCGTATGACCTTATTAAGGGGAGGGGTAACGCCGCAAGACTGGGCTGCAATAAACGCCGCGGGTATAGATAACCTTAAAGCGGCCGACAGCGAGTCACTTATGTTGGACATTGATAGGGTAAAAGATATACCTGACGAAATAATAGCTAACACCGTATTAAGAAACAAGTCGTCGTCGAAAAGACAAATAAATAACGCCCGTTACGAAATGGGAGAAAGGCTAAAGTTAGCTCTTCGGGGTTATGTCAACGACGCTATTGTAACACCGGATTCAAGAACAAAAGCTTTGTTAAGGTTTAGGCAGACCGACGGGACCGTTGTCGGTTCTATTACGTCTATGACAACTAATTTGTTATCGTACCCCACAGCATATATGATACAGGCTATGGGTAGGGAACTGGAACGCCCCGGGGGTGGTAAGTACTCCGGCATGATTGTATTAACGGTGGGGGCTATACTCTCTGGCTACATAGGAGGTATGTTAAAAGACCTCTCGCGCGGGCGTGTAAGAGATTGGTTGTCAGACGACCCTGAGCAGCAATTTAATAATTTTATCGAGGCCGCATCAGTAGGCGGCTTTGGGGGACACCTCGGCGGTATGATAGCTTCAAAAGTATTGTACGGGGAGGGTCCGTCCTCTATACTTGGCGGGGGAGCACCCATGTCTGTTATGGATTCTTTGGCGAATACTGCCTATAACGCTTCTGTTCTAGCCTTCGACGGGGAGTACGACGAAGCTTTGGCTAAGGTAATAACGGGAACAAGGCCATTGATACCTTTAACAAATTTACCTTATACTCGGTTTCCTATTGACGAGTTCGTAACAAGACCCTTACTCGACGCGGTAGGGTCAGACGCTTACAACAGAAGCGATGATAGGTTTACAGAACGTACAGGTGGTCGTAGGATATTTGAGTAGTGTTTACCCTAGAGAAATGCAAACGCGCAACATATGTTGCGTGACTTATTCAATTGATTAAATAACATTAACATGTTATACTTTTTTACTACAGACATACAAGGATAATTAGATGACCATAACATCAGATGTATTAGAGGCAGAAGGGTTAGGCAACGGGGCTGCTTTCGATTTTTCTTTTGCCCCCCTAAAAATATTCCGTATAGCGGAAGGCGCTAACGCAGGTAAACACACTTTAAAAGCGGTATTCGTAGCAGCAAACGGAGACATAACACCGTTGGAAGAGGGTGTTGGTGCGGATAAATATTCATTGGTCGGAACCTTCGACGGGGTTACCGCCCGTACAGGAAGTATTAAATACCCGCAGGACGAGAGCACACCGATACCTACAGGCAGTAAAGTGGTAATGGTGGTAGCCGTACCCCTGCTGCAACAAAACGGTATACCTAATCAGGGGGGATGGTTCCCTAAAACACAAGAGGGCATGTTTGACCGTCTCACTCTTATCGATCAACAGTTACAGGAACAGGTAGACCGGGCGATAAAAGTACCTTTAGGTTCTTCTACTGACCCGGACGAACTTATAGCAACACTAACTGCGGATGCAGCAGCAGCAGCAGAGGCAAAGATAGCAGCGGAGGCGGCACAAGAATTGTCCGAAGACTGGGCATCTAAGACAGATGGTCAAGTGGCCAGTACAGATTATTCCTCTAAAGCTTATGCTGTAGGAGGCACTGGGACTGAGACTAATAATTCTAAATACTACTCAGAGCAAGCCGCCCTAAGCGCGGCCAGCGTTAATCTACCAAGCATAATCGCAACTGATACCGGTTCGCTTGTGCAAGTAAACGCTGCGGGGACTGGTTATGATAAATTAGCACCCGGTACTTCGGGTAAGTTTTTAATGTCGAATGGTGCGGATGCGTCTTTAAGTTATGAAGATGTAGTAATACCGCCATCAACATGGACGCTTATAGAAACACAAACAGCAAGTTCTAGTGCAAGTATTGCTTTTACAACTGGTATTAATAGCGCGTATAAAAAATATATAATTGAAGTTATAGATGCCGTGCCTGCTACAGACGGAACAAATTTCAAACTAACGTGTAGCACAGATGGTGGTTCTAGTTATTTATCATCTGGTTATAAATATGTTGCAGCGACACACAACTCTGCTGGTAGTTTAGCTGGAGATAATAATAACGCTGGCTCTTCTATTTTTCTAAACTTCACATCAACTACAGTAGGGAATGTTAGTGGTGAGAATATATCAATACAGATAGAGATTTATAATCCTGCTGGTTCGGCACTAAAGAATATAATGTATCGCACAACATATCAAAATACAGCAGCAAATATTGCTATGACCTATGGTTCAGGAACATTAGGAACAACAAGCACCGTAAACGCTTTAAAAATTGATTGCGCAACTGGAAACATTACAAGCGGAACATTTAAATTATATGGTATACTATAATGAAAACAGTACAAGATAAAGACGGTAATATTCTACAAGTAGCAGACGACACACCTTGTCACGCTGCTAAAAATGGCGCATTACCTATAATGCTAGATGAAGTTCTAGACGCTGCTGTATTTGCAGAGATGGTAGAGCGTGAAGCTAAGGCACAATTAGCTGATAAAGCTTTTGTTTACGCTTTACATGCTAAATACAACCAAGAAACAATCACTTCAAGCGGTGCTGAATTTGGTGTCGATGATAAAACAAGAGCGGCTATGACGGAAGCAGTTCTATTCTTGCGAGATTTAGGCGAGAACGCACCAGCAACAGTTGATTGGAGTGCTGAAAACGGATTCTTTGAATTAACGCTAGCACAGCTTGGAACAGCGGTATTAGCTATTGGAGT